ATGCGCTCCCGTTCCGTCAATGGCCAAAGCAATGTTATTGCCATCCACGTCGAAAATATCGGCATTGATGCTGAATAAATCCTCATCCGTGGTACGGTTACCCGCGGGGCCGTTAATCGTTCCGCAAATTACCGTCAGGTTTTTGCCCTGGGGAATGATGCGGAATGTTCCCGTGTTACTGATACCAGCGTTAAAGGTCACGATACCGTTTCCGAATACCTGATGCAGATATACCCAATTATTCAGCACGATGTCACCCGCTCCCGCCGTTCCCGTGTTAATCGTGTAGCGCGGCAGTTCGTAGGTGTTTTGGCTGCTCCCGTTCTGAAATGTCTTTAAACCCGCCGAATCGAATGTGGATGCCGCCGCGCGTAGAAAAGTGGTTGTACCGTTCCATGTTGCTGAATTATTACCGATTACGTTCACGAATGCGTTAATGGACTTTATGTAAGCCACCCCACCCTCGATGCCTGTAGTCAAAATTCCCGCAGGAAACTTACCGCCGCTCAGGAATACCGCCCCGTCAGTCGGGCAGATATTATTCAGATAGTCGCGCATCGGGTAAGACAGTTCGGCCTGCAATAGCCGAACGTCATCAAGCACAAGCGGAAAGCCGCCGTTTATGTCCGTTTTTAACCTTGTAAAACTCATCAGTATCTCTTTATTAAATAGTTGTTATAGCCTGCCAGTCTGAATGTATTTACCCGCCCTTTGAGCGTGATATTGTCCTGTGTTCCGTTTACCTCATACGTGCCGCCTAATGAAGTGGGAACCCATACCGTAAAGGATGGGAATGTACCCTGCTCGGATAGGTTGTAAAAGTATTCGGGAGCCGCCGCCTCTGCATCGTTATACAGGTAAATGGGCGGGTTGTTTTCGGCCTTGTTGTAAACGTATCTAAGCGCGTTGTTTGTAGTCGTTTCAATGTAGATTATATCCGCATTGCTTATCTGCTGATTGCGGATATTCGGGTTATACGGTGACGGGCTGTAATACTCGGCATTCAGGTAGCGTTCCAAGTGTACCGTCATGCCGTCATAGGATAAAAACTTTTCCATCCTCGCCCGCCATAACCTGATTACGTTAATGTTTAAAGTGTCCAGCGGTTTGAGCAACGAAAATAACCACAACCGCATAGGTTGGTTACGCACAAACCACGGCGTAAAGTATTGAACCAGCTTGGAAAAGTCGATACTATACATTCGGCGTAAATGTTAATGTCAGCGTGTTAGTGGCCAAATGCCCGGCGTTCGATTGGTATTCCTGCCCGGTCAGTGCCAGCACGTTCGTGTAGGGCAAAACGCCGTAGGTAGCCTGCAATGCCGAGAGCGTGAAATTCTGCACTCCCGTAGCGGCCTGAATGGCATCCACCAGGTCAATAGCCCTGAGCACCCCGTTAAAGTTCACCGTACCGAGGTCGCGCAGGAAAGTATCGATTGCATCATTCACGGGGAAAACCGTGTTATCAGTTACCAATGCGCCGTTTGAATCCAATATAAGCGGATCGTAGAACACCGTTCCCGTGATGTTAACCGTGTCAGCGGCGGCTGAAATGATGGCCACGTTTGTCCCTGCATAGCGGCGTAGGTTGATGTACTGCGTAAACTGAGCCAGCTCGGCCGCGGTTAATGCGGCGGCAGTTACGCCAGATAGTTTGGCCACCTTCAGCGTGACCTGATTGTTCGCCTCAATGGCGGCGGCAAACTGAACCACCCTGTTAGCCTCATTTACGGGCTGATATTCATAACGCTTCAGCACCCCGTTCCAGGTCAGTTCGTCACCCTGTTGCCACTCGGTTGAAATATCCCGATACCAGCTGAGCGTACCCGGGATGATGTCGATTGCCCGCTGCTCAAGTTCGGCCGTCTGTACGTCAATTAACTTCTCATGCGTCCAGATGGCCAGCGCGGTGATGTATGCCCACAAACGCCATACGCCTACCTTGCTGGTGGTCTGCAATTCGGCCAACAACGTCTGCAAAGAATTGATATTCGGCTGCAGGGCATTCAGCTGAGTGTAGTTCTGCTTCTCGTTAATTATTTCGGCATATATCTCATTCAGACTTCGCGCTGCCATAGTATTGTTTTAATCGGTTTAACGGGCTGCCCGGTATCGGAACCACCCGCGTGTTTACTTTAATGCCAACAAACTCCTCGATATATTCCGGGTCAAAGTCGAAGTAAGGTGCCAGCTTGCTGATGGCATCAATCTTCTCAGTCTGGGTCATGTCCTTTTCCGACCAGATAAATTCAAACACGGGAGCCGTGCTGATAATCCGGTGCCGTTGCATCATTGGTATTAACTTCAGGTTTACCGCATCCTCAACCTTGCGGTAATACATTTCCATAATCGCCAGCTTGGTGTTTTCATGCACCTCGGCCTGTGAGCGGCTGCTCCCGTCCTCCGTGGTCATGGTCTGCCCCAGGAATAACTTGCTGATTTCTTTGTTGGTGTTGTTTACAAGGGTTTCAAACACCTGACTGCCCCCGTTCGCTCCGCCGCCCTCGATAAATTCCACGGTGTCCTCGTTATCAAACACGCCCCACGCGGCCGCGCCCATATCCCTGAGCATCGCGGTCATGTTATCCCTGCGCGAAGTGTCGCGAATATCGGTCTTACCCACGCGCAAAGGCATTGAAAAAATCTGCTGGTATTCTGCCCAATAGTTATATGCCTGTTTCTTATAAATCCATAACGGAGCCGCCTTGTTGAATAACCCGAAGCCGTAGCAGTCGAACCACAATGTCCACTCATTATACGGGGCTTCCATGAAAGGAATACCACCCTCACGCCCATAACCGTATAAGTCGCGTTTCACCACCTTATACTCGGGTACGATATATCGGCGGTCTATTGACTTAATGTATTCAAACCCGGTCGGTGTGCTGCTACCGAACTCGATTAGGGTATAGCCGTAAAACTCGGCCTCCAAAACGTACTTAATAAAGTCCTGGAACCACGGGTGCTTAATCACCTTGGTGGCCGCCTCGTCCGTTTCCCCGTCAATGGCCATGCGGAAGTCAGAACCCTGTATCTCGGCCACGATCTGATTAACCACGGCTGATATGTGGGCATCAAACTCCAACTCCATAAAGAGTTCCTGCATGAGCCGCCTGTCGTAGTTATAGACATTCTCGGCATCATAGATGGCACGCCGCCATCTGTCAATATCCTGAGCCGCACGAAGGTGTGAGCGGTCTACGGGCTTAATCTTTGCCGCCTCGGGCTTAACCCGGTTGCTTGCCCTTGTTATGTCAAGTCCAAATAGTTTCATTAATAATACTGATTTTTACGCGTTATGGCGTTGCCGTACACGATATTGTTACCCTGCTCGGGGATGATTATAGGTAGGTTTGGCGTTACCGTTCCCCTGCTTATATCCCTCAGCCACCCGATTGCCTCGTCACGCCGCGCTATCCGAAACTCGGGAATGTTACGCGGGTTTATGCGGGAATGCAGGTGATACAGGGTAAGGTCAATCATGCGCATGACGATGTGCTGACTGCGGCTGTCACCCGCAAACCAATAGGGCGAAGTCTTGGGTATTTCACCAGCGAGTGCCGTGATGGACTGCCATGCCGTACCGCCGTTGGGTGCCTGCGGATTCAGGTTGGTATTAAGCAACGTGGCAATGTAGAATGAGTAATCAATGCGGACGATCTGACCGGGTGAATAGGTAACCGTTTCGCTCCACTTAGGTGCGCTCAGTTGATAATGTCCCGAGTTGCCCAAGTCCGTCCATTGAACGGGGTTAAATGCACCGGGAGAATTGCCTGCTATCGACCGCCATACCTTCCCGCCCTGCTTTACCATGTTTCCCGTGGTGTAGGTCTTTGTTATTGAGTACGGATCGGCATCCAAAAATATGCGGTCAAAGAATGAAAAACTTTGACTTGTGGTGTAGTTAAGTAACGGGCTGAATATCTTGGCCGTGTCGAAGCGGTTGGCAAGGTACGATTCGATTTCCGACTGGCTGGCCGCCTCGGCTGACCTCTGTATGTTGCAGTCATCACCAATGACGGTGTCCAACTTTTCCTGTTGGATAAGCATGGCATAATCGGATTCTCTCAGGAAGTACATAGGGCAAAGGTACGGGAACTGGTTTGAGGTTTGCAAATTTGTGGGGTATCAAAAACACAAAACCTCCCGCTCGGGAGGTTTTGCGTAACTAAAACCAAACCTAAAATCATGAAGAGGTACAAAGGTATCAAAACTTAACGCCGCTCCGCGCACCCGTGAACGAATACTTTTCAACATCCCCTTTTTGAAACCGCTCAAACTCGGTATTGAATGCGTAGGTAATCAGGTAGCGGAACGCATCGGAGCAGTGGCCGAACCGCTCATAACTGATGCCCGTTTCCGCATCCTTGGTACGTTCTTTCAGTATGCCTCCGTCTGCAGCCTCTTTGAGGTACAAAAAATCGTCAATAAGTATTCGGCATCTGTCGTTCACCTTTACGCGTATGCCCCCGTTTTCGCTTCCGAATACCTCGTTAATCCATTGCCCGTTAATGGCCAGACCGGGGGCTTTGCGGAGTACACGCATCTGGGGTCGGTATTCAGCCAGCTCCATTTCGATTATGCGGAAGTCGTTATGGCCCGATTCGGAGCGTGTACCCTCACTCTTGCCGCTGGGGTCACCGTAGATGAATAACCCCGCATTGTGGTTTCGGTATTTCACCTTAAAGTCGTAACAACTGCCTTTGGTGTTGTTTCGTGGCGATACGCTGCGCTGCTCATCAATTACCCGTATTTCGCTGCCTGTTATCTGGGCGGCTATCCAGTGCATACCGGGATGGGCATTGAAGTCAAAGGATAGGTGAATCGGAAGGTCGGGGTCGTACTCTACCGGGTACACGTGTGCGGACCGGGTGAAGTTCTTAAAGTATTCCGCTCCTGACTGAGCCAGCCCCCACTCGCCCAGGGTGTAGATTCGGTATAGGTTCTCGCGGTTGCGGATGGTAACTTCAAGCTGGTGGATATAGTCGGGGTCGAGGTACTTGTTATCCTTGTAGGTGGTTTTCAGGGTGGTTACATTCGGGTCGCTTTGGTCGAAAAACCTTTTTTTCAGCCAATGGTTGACATCAATCGGGTTGAATGTGATAATAAATTGCTTATAGCCCACCGTTTCCCCGCGCACCCTCAGTTCCAACTGGTTAAAGTCTGATTCCGTTAATTCGGTGGCTTCCTCCACCCATACGCTGCTGATCCCTGCAATGGATTTGATTTTCTCGGGGTCATCCAGTCCCGCCATCACGATTTCGCTGCCGTTCGGGAAGGTGATACGCCGCTCTGTTTTGTTGACTTCGCACACTTGTTTCAGGTCGTACTCAGAAAGTAAGTCGTTAAATAACTGAAAAACTGACCCGCGTAACGTGGTGGCTACCTTCCGGATGATCAGGATGCGGTGGCCTGACTCCCCAAAACAGCGCAGGATTATCTTTTGGGCTGCAAATACGGACTTTCCGCTGCCGCTCCCGCCCATCAGTATCATGTAACGGGACTGGTCAGCGATTAGGGGCTTGTAAACGGGGTTGGTGCTTATGTTTGCGTTAATCAACATTGATGTTGATGCTTACCTTCTCGCCCTTGCTGGTGTGGTCTACGTAGGACTGATTCAGCTTCTGATGTTCCTCAGGCGTGGCAATCAGTCGGTAGAGGGCTAACAGCTCGGCCGCCTTGTTTGACTTCCATAGCTTTGCCCGTATGGCTGACTTGGTTTTGATTTTGTTCTGCTCGAGCATTTCCTTTAAGGTGTCCATTTCGTCCGTGCCATCCTTAAAGTTTTCGTAAAACCAACTGCGGCCACATGGCAGAAAAGCCACGATGTCCTCGATGAAAAACAGATTGTGCTTCTCCACCTGCTCCTTCGCCTGCTCGAATATCTTTGCGCGGTTGTATGCCATAGTTAGTTTAATCCTACAAAAGCGTTTAACGGATAAAAAACAAGTGAGTTTCTATACCCGCCCTCAAAGGTAGGTATAATCGGAGTAACCCCGTGAACATTTCGCCATGCAGGGTAAACCAGCATTGAATTATCCTGTTGTCCGATGGTAGCCCCATAATCAGGAACGTGCAAATCACCGCCCTTTGCATTTAGTTTTTTGCAGATAATCACGTTCACCGTATTTTGAATATTACCCGTATCCCTATGAAACGGCGCGGATATATTGTAGTTTGAAATTGATGAAGTAAAAATTTTTCCAAACTTCCATTTGTCTGGAACCTGTTTAAATAGTTCGATTTGCTTTTCGTATTGTTTCGGCAAAAGTTCCTTAATAACCTGCTCACTTTCATTTGCCAGCATTAACATTGCTTTTATGAATGTTTGCGCTGACTTTACCGAATGTACGCTGCTTATGGTAGGATATGCGCGTCTCATGTGCGGTTTAGGCGGTACGCTGCCTATAATTGTGCTGTATTGCAAAACGACATTTTTGTATTTATACCTTCCAGTTTTTTCATCAATACCATCCGTAGGTGCTCTTTTCATTTCGGTTTTCGGTACGTTTTTACTTCTCAATTCAACATTTGCCAAGTCTGCCAGCTTGCACATTTTTTCAGGCATCTTTGATAGGTAAAAACCGATAGGCTCTCCATCTGAATAAAAGATACAATCCTCGGTTACGTTTGGCTCAATGTATTCACACTCTTCACCTATTTTTCGGGCGTGAGAAATTTGAACTAAATCAATTCTTTTCATAGCAAAATACATTTGTAGCTTTTACCAAAAATCTTTTTGGAACATAATCATCTGGAAGTTCATAAAATCGTTTATCCTGAATGTGAATTTCATATTTTTTTTTCAAAGTATCAATGCAATTTCTAAACCTATTTAAACTTCCATCAATATCAAAACTCCATTCAAAAACCAATTTTTTAAACTTTCGTTTTGTGGTTTCGAGTATCGACATCTCCGCTCCCTCAATATCCATTTTAACGCAAACCCCGTCAGGAACGACTTCATCGAAATTTACACAATCAACTTTCAATCCTTTGCCGTTCCAATTTTTATACATGGAATTTCTCCATACGTTGCCATTGTTTCCTACATATAGGTTTGCTTTTTTGATGTGGTTGTGTATCAAACCTGCACAAACTATATCTGCATTGAAGTTGTTCAGTAATAAGTTTTTTTCAATCATTCTGCAGTTATTTGGGTCAGGCTCATATACCGTAATATTTGCACCCAATGAACAAGCCAACAAAGTAAAAGCACCTACATTCCCGCCGCAATCAATCCAAGATTCATTTGGCAGAATCTTCATTCCTTTTTTACGATAAACATCGCGGCTTATTACTTCTTCAAATGTTTTATAGTCGCTTGTATTTTCTCTGAAAAAAAAATGAATGCCATTTATTTCTCCTCTTTTCATAGTTTTTCCTTTTCGGCTTTTAAGTAATCCATAATCATTCCCCCTACGTAACCATTTTGCTCACGCCAAAATTTTACAAGTTCATATGCCTCAGGATAATGCTCAGGCTCAAACTCGATTTGTATTGCTTTTTTAACCCCGTTGGCCATATCCGAAAGCTGGTTTTCTACATCTACTTCATCAAGAATAGAATAATCAACATCATTAGCAAACCCAGGCACATCCAAACCCCATTCAGTCAACTTTTCGGGCTCCCATTCATTCGCCAACTGCTCCCAATCCCATTCACCGAATCCTACGTTGTCCTTAATGATAAATTCTTTTTTCTGTTCCTCGGTCAGTTCGCTGGCTTTGATTACCCATACCTTTTTCAGTTTGGCTTTCTTACACGCCTGTAAACGCATATTGCCCCCAAGAACTACCATGTTATCGTCCACTACAATAGGGCGAAGTTTCAGCATTTCAGGAAAATTCTGAATGGACTTAACCAGCTTCTCAAACTTATCGTCCTTGATTAACCTCGGATTGTTTGGGTTAATTGTTACTTCGCTTATGTTTACTTGCTCTATCATTGGCTCAGGCATTTGGCAATAAGTGATTTTTCGTAATCATTACGGCATACGGTAGCCCAGGAATAACCTATTTTGCACCCGTCCATAATCGCCACAAGTGTCGGAATATACTCATAGGTGTAATGGTATGTTTCGATCCAATATAGTACGTCAGCGTGTTTCATTGTTTCGGTTTCCATTCGTCCAACACCATGTAATGCGTTTCGCCCTTTTCGGATGGCTCCCGCCGCTCTTTGATTTCAAAGTTAAAATAACCCTGGTCGTTGGTGTGTTTCTGTACCTCAGCGATGAAATCGGCTGCTTTGCCCGTGAATTTCATCGCGTACTGTGTTTTTTTAAGGCGAATGCCGTTGATGTAAGTTGCCATATTGTTGCAAATTTAAGTGATTTATTATTAATTTGGCGTATTCCCGTCCGATGTGGCAAAATTCCACCAGTTCATCCTCCGTAGGTACATCCAGCCCCAGCCAGATGCACTCCGTGATAAACTCCGCTAC